TTTATTCACATATCATTTATTATATTTTATCACTATTAAAAATAATTTCCACACATTGGGCCTAAGGGGCCCCATGAATCATCTTCAAATACTTTCTTTCTTAGTTGATCGTAGGAGATATTTTCATCAGGATGGTTAAATTCTCCTCGAGGAAAGGCGGAACAAACTGCATATCTTAAGGCATCACATATATGGTCATCTTTTTTGACAGGCTTATCTTCCCCTCGGCTTGCAGCTTTAGAATCCCAAGCGTAAGACTGTAAGCATTCTCTTAATATGGTGCATCCCCGTTGAATGACGATATTTTTACCCCCGATAAACTTAGAGCAAATCTTAATTCCAAGTAAAACATCATTGTTTCCGTCCAAGACAGGCAATTCCGCTTGTCTAAGAGCAATTTTAAGGGATGCGGCTGCAGGATCCACGTAAATTGCTGATATATTTTTGTAGCTGATAAAATCTTTGATATCTCTGACAAGCTCTTGATCTGTCTTGGATCGACCTTTTTTAGCTGAATCATAGTAATATTCCGCTTCCACTCGAATTTGCGGCCATTTATTTGGAGTAATCGCGCATAATACCGCAGCCGTTGCATTTGTTGTTCCGTAATCGATTCCAACAATGTAGTAGGCTGGGGCTGGAAACGGATTTTCATATTCGTTGTCTTTGTCGTAATTGTCATAAATTGCTCCGTGAGCTAATGCCCATTCTCCAAGAATATAACGATTATACCACATTCCGGAATAAGAAGCTTTGAGTTGTTGTTTATAGGCTTCATCAAGAATGGGATTATCTTCAAGGGAAAAATTCCAGTGAATTAAGTCTAACCCAGGTTTATCGATATAGTCTTTCTTGAGCCAATGAGCAGGCCCTTCAGGATTACATGTAGCCAACAATTTTGCACCAGGGACACGTAAACGGGATTCGAGCATCTTCCAAAATGGTTCTGGTAAATTGGTAGCTTCGTCCACATAAGCAAGGGCTAATGTAGACCCTTGTATAGTTGAAACAGCAGACACATCGGGAGCGCCAACAAACCAAACATCTCTCCCGTATAGCCGCGACATTTGTGCTTTCTCGGTTGGACATGGAAACCCTAATCTTTTATACAAATGTTTAAGGATATTGCGCTGAATAGAAGTCCTATTAACTCCTATTATCATTGCATCGCCCGTCCCATCTTCTTTACGAGGGCCATTTTTAAGGTCTTCAATAAATCTTTCTAAACTTGCATGAGTTTTACCTGAAGATACAGCTCCTACCCAAATGTTAAATCGATGCGTAGCTTCATCGAAACTTTTATTCTGTTTGGGACTTGTTACCATCTTTATTTTCCAATTGACAAATTTTATTTTGTAATCTCATGATAAGATGATCTTTGTCAATATCAGATTGATTGGGAGCTTTGTGAACTTCTATCTCAGTTTCTTTCATTCCCAAAAGAGTTTTGGCTAAAAATATTAATAGGTTAGAATTTCCAGGTGCTTTATTGTTTAAAGCTTTTGCATGCAGCATCGCACGCAAATCTGCTAGTCCTGCCGCCTGAATAGTGGCTTGATAATCTTGATAACTTTCCCCATATTCTTCTTTGAATCTTCTATAAAATGTATCGTGATTAATGCGGAATTTTCCTGCAATTTCATTGGCAGTACTTTGGCATTCCATCAATTTCTCTACTACATCCCAGTTGATTTCTTTTTTTGGACGCACCATAGCATTTTCACGTAAATTTTTATTTTACACAAATATTCCATTGTTTTTTTAAAATCAATAATTTATATGAAATCGAATGTTATAACGAATGTATTTAAGTTTTCGTGTTTTCTGGTTCATCGTCTGATAATATATATTATGTTAAGTTTTTGATGGCTTTAAGCATATGCCTAAACCTATCACAGCCCCCACATACCACCATGAAAGCAATTCTGGTTTAAGACATATTATGAGCCCTATACATAGCCCATGCACTAATATGAGGGCGGTGAAAATCTTTAAAAATCGCATTTTTTACTCTTTTCATGTACAACGATAAATTAAAAAAAATATTCCTAATATTTTTAGAGAATTTCATTTTTTCACATTCTTAGATAAAACATTATGTATTAATTGCAAAAAATATAATTGATTGTCTTTATCTATATGATCCCACATCAAGCAAGTTAAAGCTGCGCAAATCCCGTTTAAAATATTATCTAAGTCTTCATTCGATTGATTAGGATATTTCTTTTTCATTTCTAGATAAATTTTTTTACCGTCTTCTAAAAATTGAGGATTTTCTGATGCTGGTAAATTTTGAAATGGCTTTCTGTTTGTCATTTTTTGACTCCTATAAAAACTTTATCTAAAATATGTTTCTTGTCTTTTTTGAGGAGATTCTGGGAAATAATTTTTAAAAATCGCATTTTTTACTCTTTTTTTCTTTCTTCACTTTTTTTATTCAAAAACCAAATTTCATAAGCTCGCAAACAATTAGTGCAAAATGCCCATTCATCTGAACCAGGTTCACAGATCTTAAGCAAATCGGCGGTACTATCCTTATATTCTTTAGCAAATTTTATCCAGAAGTCCGAATGGTTCATTTTTTCACCATTTTTTAATTTGCATAAAAACTTTATCGAAAATATATTTTTTATCATTTTTGGATAGGTCTTCGGAAATAATTTGAATAAGTTCGGATAACTTTGAATTGTCCTTTCCCTTTAAATATTGAATCACGTGTGCTATCGCCAAAGTCGATAACAAAAGATACAATTGATCATCGGTTAAATCAATATTCACTTCTTACCCCTTTCTTTTCTCTTCAATCATATAAAGTCGATTGTGAAAATCATTCATTTCGTATGGAAGGGGTGAAAATATCTAAAAATCGCATTTTTTCACTTTTTTCATGTACACCGATAAATTAAAAAAAATATAAGGATGAAAATTAATATAATAATGTCAAGCCCTATCTCCCACTCAAATGAATACATTTTTCACTCTTTCTCTTTGCATACGACACATGCACAACTTTGAACCCAACGCAAATATTCAATAAAAGACGTATTATTCATAATCGACATAGCAACGCTTTGATTATTCAAAGAAAAATTTGCATCGCATTTAGTACAGGTTACTATTAAGGTGAGATCACCTTCTCCAAATCCTTTTTCCAGTTCCGTTATTATTCTCATTGGGTCTATTTCATTCATTTCTCATCCCTTTCTTTTTTCTTCGATCAGGCAAAGGCGATTGTGAAAATATTTTATTTTAATTTTGATATTTTATTAGTTAATTCAATAAAATTGAGAATTTCTTTCCGATCCTCCCGTTGGTTTTTATGAATCTCACGACGATCTCTATTAGCTTCAGAGCGAATCCATAAAAAAAGGCCGATGAACGTAATTAAAATCGTAAATGTGCTTCATAGTACAGCTATGAGCGTTGTTAAATCACATGTTTGCATAACTATTCCTTTGTTATTTCCATTCGAATCTATCTTTTTCTCGGTAAAATGCTTTTATCAAAATAGCCTTCATCTTATCCTGAAAAGGCTTTTTCTTTTCGGACTTCAAAAGCGTCATATCGCTTAGGTCGTCATCGGAAGGTGGAAATCTTTCTTTAGAGCCATAATTATGGTGTGATGGAATTTCATTCATTTGTCATCTCAGCTTGAACGTTATAGCGCGCAACCTCTGCGCTCATATATAAAATTCGATCCAAGTCAATCGAATATTCTTTAAAATTAAGTTTTTTTTCAAAAATTAGGACTGAAAGTAAACGTATCAAATTTTCTTCTCCATATTGAAAAGAAAATTCATCAGTAATTTTTCTTATTTTTTTCATATCTTCTAATTCATCATCATTATCCAAACTCATATACCTTATTCCTTTGGAGGTTCGGGTAAAGGCATCCAATGGCTAACACTCTCTACTTTCCCAGTTCCATTATTAAAGTAATATTCATCATTATCGTCCATTCCATGTTCCTCAGTTACATCTACCCATTTACCATTTGTGATTATTATTTTTCGTTGATGGTGAGGGCGCCTATCTTTAACGCTGATCCATTCCATATCATTCCTCAGGTTTCACAAGTAAGTGCATTTTCCTTCAAAGGTGCAAGTTTCCACTTCTTAATATATTTAAGAGATGTTTGCTCTTGTGAATCATAAAAATTTCCATCAAAAGCTAAAAATATAGCATTTGCTGGTCGTTCATAACTTCCAAAATAGGGATCTTCAATCCAAACTCTAATTTCTTTCATATGTGGAGGTGTTTGCTTTTCTACGCTAATCCATTCCATTTTATTCCTTTGGAGGTTCGGGTAAAAGCATCCAATGGGTTACATTTTCAATATGAGATTCATTGCCTATATAATATCCAAAATTAATAATATATCGATGCGATTCACCTTCTGAATAACATGAACTTATACCGATAATGCGTCCATCTGTGACTAAAACAATTTTCCCATCTTCTGGCACTCTATCTTTAACGCTGATCCATTCCATTCCATTACCTATCCATATATCTTTCGTCTCTGCGAGCTTTTATTTTGGGGAAAATTCTATTCTTTTTCTAGCTATTTCGCAATATTCTTCTTGTTTCTCTATGCCTATTGCATTAATTCCTAGTTCTTTTGCAGCTACTAAAGTACTTCCTGAGCCCGTGAATGGATCTAGTAATATA